TCAATAAGTTGAAAGGAGAAAATTGATGTTAAAGGCTTTAATTTTAAGATCAAAAATCGACTCCGCAAAAAAGAAGCTGGATGCACTCAGAGAGAAAAGTTCCGGCATGGAACAGAGAGCTGCTGAGATTGCACAGGCTATAGCCGAAGCCGCTGATATGGAGGGCACAGAGGAAGAGATCCGTGAGGCCCAGGATACAGTTGAAAAAGAAGCAGAGGCTTTTGATGCGGAAAAGAAAGAGATCGAGGACGAGACCGCAAAACTCGAATCCGAGATCGAAGGCATGGAGGCTGAACTTGCAGAAGTAGAGAAGGCGCAGGAAACTACACCTTCAGAGCCTGCACCGGCTCCGGTCGTTGAGACAGAAAACAGAGGAGGATTATCAAACATGAGATTGAGATTTTTCAAGAACATGAACATGCAGGAGCGCACTGCAATGTTCGAGAGAGAAGATGTAAAGAAGTACATCGGCGAAGTAAGAGCTTGCATCGCTGAGAAGCGCGAGATCACAAACGCCGGAGTACTTATCCCCGAGGTATTCATTGGATTGCTGAAGGAGAACGTAGCGAATTATTCAAAGCTGTACAGACATGTCACCGTTAGACCCATCGCCGGCAATGGCCGCGAGGTAGTTCAGGGTACAGTTGCAGAAGCAATCTGGACAGAGTGCTGCAAGGTTCTTAACGAGCTTTCGCTTGAGTTCAATGATGTTGAAGTTGGCTGCTTCAAGGTTGGCGGATACTACAAGGTTTGCAATGCAGTTCTTGAAGATTCAGACATTGCACTTGCAGACACATTGATGGATGCACTTGGACAGGCTATTGGTCTTGCAGTTGATAAGGCTATCCTTTACGGACGCAACGCAAACAAGACTCAGAAGATGCCTCTTGGAGTAGTCACAAGGCTTGCTCAGACTTCAGAGCCTGCGGATTATCCTGCAACAGCAAGAGCATGGGCAGACCTTCACACAAGCAATATCATCTCAATCAGCGCAGGCCTCACCGGAGCTGCACTCTTCAAGCAGATAGTCCTTGCTTCAGGCGCAATGAAAACTGACTACTCACGCGGAGAGATTACTTGGTTGATGAACCGCAAGACCTATACAAAGTTAATGGCTGAGACAGTATCAGTTGATGCATCCGGTAGAGTAGTTACCGGAGTATCAGACAGGATGCCTGTTACCGGCGGCATTATTGAGGTTCTTAACTTCATCCCTGATAACACTATCATCGGTGGATACTTTGACCTCTATCTCCTTGCTGAGAGAGCTGGCGCGAAGTTCGCACAGAGTGAACATGTGTTCTTCATCCAGGATGCAACCGCATTCAAAGGAACAGCAAGATATGATGGTCAGCCTGTCATTGCAGAGGGCTTCATTGTTATCGGACTTGAGGGAACAACTCCTGATGCAACATCTGTAGCATTCAGCCCTGATACAGCCAATACTGTATCTGGAATCGTTCTTTCAGCAACTTCAGCTTCTGTTGAGGTTGGCGACACAGTGGCAATCACTGCTACGACAATTCCTGTTGAAGGCGATGTAACATGGACTTCATCTGATACTACAAAGGCAACTGTAGCTGATGGAGTAATCACTGGCGTGGCTTCCGGATCCGCAACAATCACCGCAACCTCTGGCTCTGCATCTGCAACAGTAGCTGTGACAGTAACAGTCTAGTAGATGCCAAAGGTTTTAAAAAACTTCATAGACAAATTATCTCTGAACGAGTTCAAGCCGGGGGATGCATATCCTCCGGCCGGGCTCGAAGTATCTGAAGAAAGGATTGCAGAGCTTTCGAATAAAGGATATATCACGGACGAAGAGATAAAAGTCGAAGAAAAGCCAAAAAAAAGAAGCTCAAGAAAAAAGGAGAGTTAAAAGATGAGCAGCGAACAGATTGCAAGCATATTAGCGATGCTTAAGGTTGATCTCGGAATCATGCAATCCACAGCATATGACTCAAGGCTCAGCCAGATCATCCAATCGGCATACGCACTCATCACTCGTGAGGGTGCCACGCTTGATGCAGATGATCTGGAAGACGCGGAGCTTATAGTTATGTACGCCGCATATCTCTGGCGCAAGAGAGATAAAGACATCGGAATGCCAAGAATGCTCAGATGGGCACTCAATAATCGGATTTTTTCCGAAAAAGCTCAAAATGAGTAAAAGTTGCACCGGTGCAACTGGAGGTATATATGGATTCAACTATTAAGCTTTATGCCAATGCTTATAATAAAAACTCATACGGTGTGGATGTTCCGACCGAGACCCCAAAAGAAGTTTTCTGTGAGGTGAGATCAATCACCTCGCAGGAATTTTTTATGGCAGGAAGGAACGGACTTAATCCGGCATATCTTTTTATTGTGTTTGCCGCCGATTACGAAGGCGAAGTTATTATCGAATATGAGAATCAAACATACTCGATTTACCGAACATTCAAGCCTGACTCATCTGACTACGTAGAACTCTACGCAGAGAGGAAAGGTGGTTCGAATGGCTAAAAAAGTAAAGTCTAAAGACCTTGAAATCCGCATTAGCGAGATGCTGGAAGAGTACGGAGATGAGATCAAGGAAAACCTTGATGAGATCACTCAGAAACTTGGAAAGCTTGGAGTTAAGGAGATTAAGGACAGAGCAAAAAGCACATTCAATAATCCGGAAGAGTACGCGGCCGGATGGAAGGCAACGAATGAAAAAACACGATACGGTTCAGAAACCATCATTCACAACGCAACAAAACCTTGGCTTCCGCATCTTCTTGAATTCGGACATGCAAAGGTTAATGGCGGAAGAGTTGCGGGACGACCTCATATCAAGCCTGTTGAAGAGATGCTTATTAAAAAATTTGAAGAGGAGGTGAAAAGTAAGCTATGACCTATGCAGAGATAGACAAGTTAATCGAAGGTATCAAGCTGCCATATGCTTACTACCAGTTCCCTGAAGGAACCGGGCAAGCCCCTCCTTTTATTTGCTTTTATTATCCGAATCGAGATGATGTATTCGCTGACAACGCAAATTACAAAACGAAAGAAGTGCTGGTAATCGAGCTCTACACCGCATACAAAGACTTCGAAAAAGAAACCGCAGTGGAATCCGTGCTAACAGGCGTGGGTTTTTCATTCTCAAAAAACTCAAGCCGCATCGATTCTGAATCGATGTGGCAAACAACATTTGAAACGGAGGTATATATAGATGGCTAATAAGGTTAGATATGGTCTCAAGAACGTGTACTACGCAGTGGCCACAATCTCATCATCCGGAACCGCAACCTATGCTACTCCGGTAGCAATCCCCGGAGCTGTATCACTTTCACTTGATCCTGAAGGCGATATCAATAACTTCTTTGCAGATAATATCGCATATGCGACATTCAGTGCAAATGCCGGATACTCTGGCACTCTTGAAGTAGCATTGGTTCCCGACTCATTCAAGAAGGATGTACTTGGATATGTAGAGGATCCTAGCGATGCCAACGTACTTTATGAAGATGCCGGAGCATCCACAACACACTTCGCTCTTCTCTTCCAGTTTGAGGGAGACGATGAAGCGACAAAACATGTACTTTACAACTGTACGGCTCAGAGGGCATCTGTTGAGGGCTCAACAACTGAGGACTCAATCGAGGCTCAGACGGAATCCCTTGATATTACTGCATCATCGATTTACAACACAGTACTTGCCAAGGACATCGTAAAAGCGAAAGCTGAGAGCGGAGCGACAGCATACGCAACTTGGACAAGCGCAGTATATCAGGCCACATAAATTGAATAGCGAAAGGAGAAGCAAATGAGAAAAACTATTAACTTCGGCGAAAAGGGAGTGGAGCTTTGCAGTAATGCAGCCACTCCCTATCTTTTTAAACAGACTTTTAAGAAAGACGTGATTAGTCAGGTCATGCAGGCAGAGAAAAGTGATGAGCTTGATCCTGAGATGCTGGACACAATCAATAAGCTCGCCTATGTCATGCGTAAGCAGGCTATAGGAGAGTCAAAAACAATATCACATGAGGATTTCTATTTGTGGCTTGAAGACTTCGAAAACAGCGATATGCTCAAGGCTTCAAGAGACATTCTCGAACTTTACTTTGGAAACTTGCACACGACCTCCAACCCAAAAAAAAAGAGCGGCCACTAGATAGAGACATGAACACAGCTCTTTTCATGTTAAGAGCAGTTCAACTCGGCCTGTCCTGTGAGGATCTTGAGCATCTGGATATGGGGATGGTGTTTGACATGATAACTGAATCGCAAAACGATTCGTTCAAATACGACTACAGAGCGACAAAAGAAGACTTTAAGAGGTTCTAATTATGGCATCAAACCGAATAAAAGGCATCACTATCGA